TGAATGGACTCCTTGGAAACAAGGGGTATAATTCTCTTAACCCCTCTCGAGAAATCGAGAATTCTCTGATCATTACTATCATCTTGCTTCTCAGTGAGATGTAGTCTAGAGAACGATGGTCCTTTCATCAATTCGCAGCTGCGAATTAAATGATTAGAACGGGTTTCGGTAAAAGGCCCTATGGCCAAGCTTGGCTCATAGTAAGCATTAAGTCTATCTTCAGTTTCGCCAGTGGCGAACATGAAGAGTTCGAAAAGACATACATTGAAAAGTATGTTATATTTCGTCCTTAATTCCATGTCCGGAGAAAAACCGAATACGGATAAAGACTGTTCCAGTCTGAAATCGATCTTGCGATCGATCCCAGATATAAACTTAGGAAGTTTGAAAAGCCTACTGGCCTTTACTTTCTTCTTATCATCGTACTTAGCTATCCAATCTTCAAAACGAGAATCGTCTTGAATAAAATCGTATAGCAAACCTGCATACATAAAGTCGTGTCCCGACAGGGATGCAACTTTAGGACTCAGTGGAGAAATATCTTTACCATTAATGTAAAGACGTTTACAGAATTCAGCTATTCTTAGGTCAGAGCTCTGACTGGAAAAGCCTTTAGTTTTGTTGAATCGAACTCCAAGGGAGTTCATCCCAACAACATATTCTTTGAAGCCTTCGGACAGATGTCTGAAAGCAACGTCGTCTCCACAAACCGCCGAATCACGTACAGGATCTTCTCCATGCTTGGAGAGTTTCCAATATATGTAAAGGCAGTGTGTAAGATTTGCTAATGAGAAACTAGGATAAGCACCCATCGGTTGCCCGGCACCGTACATAACAGGATTTCTTCTTCCGTTAATCGCAAACCTGCGATCTACAAGGAGTAATCTAGTGAGACGTGCATACTCTTTGTTAAAGAGAGTTTTAAGAACTGAACATTGAAGTTCCAGAGGGAACCTGTCCGTCCAGTTCGATGCGTCCTCACTTTGAGGTAGTGCTTCATTATCGTCAGTGAACTGTTTTACTAGTTCACGACCTTTGTCCTGATCGTAGACATACGAGTTAGGGAGCTTTTTCGTAATTTCACAAAGATATTCGTGAAGCGGAAGAAGCGAAGCTTGAGAGAAGTAATCAATCATGGCTACAACTCTCTGTTTGTTTTCAGGCTGTTCGATTACAGCTAGTTTTGAACAAATAACCTCAATACCATCTGGTTTAAATGATTGACCAAGGTCAACCAAATATTCCCAAACGTCTTTTCTATCCACCAAGGTGAGATAGTTAAGAAGGTTGTACGATACTTGTTTATCACAAGTAACTGCGTAGGCATCTATGTGAGCTGACTCGAGCGCATCTAACCCTCTACCTAGAGAGTTAGGTCCGTTCTTGCTGGTATAATGAAGTTGGATTTTGTCTCCAACTATTTTTCTAACATTCTGATCAATTGGTATTTGCAAACTTGCAAATAATCCAGGCAGAGCGTCTTCGAAATTGGCTACTTCAAGCTTGAAGTTTTCATTTCTATCAGGTTGTCTAGTAACGCTTTCAGTATCGATAAGCTTATCAATATCTGAAGTCAATCTAGATATACTGAGAATTGTATTCACAATTCTTATGTAATCAGGGTGGTGTTTAAAGTATCGTCTGATACTCCTAACATCTTTGGGGAATCCGTCCTTATATGTCGAGAGACAAGGGACGTGTTCAACATCGACACCAAGAAGAGTTTTTATGGTGTACAGCCGTACATCTTTAAATCTTTTAGTGCCTTCCCTAAGACCACGATGCTTTATCAAATGATTAAAGTAGCCAGAGGCTTCTTCAACACATTCCACAAACATCGATGTTTCCGTGTCTGAAAAGACATGGCTATAGACTTTTGCTAGTACCTTACTGGCAGGGTTTATTGTACCTTTGATTAAGTCAGTTCTTTTAGCAAGCTTGCTTGAAGGAACTACTTTAATTGAATTTGGATTGCTCTTGACAGGCTTGTCAAGAGTAGTACCTTTCGGTACTTTGGTGCGTTTATTGGTAAGAGCAAGAATGCTCTTCTCTAAGCGATTGATTTTCCTTATTAGGGAATCGATATTATCCATATGATTGAATTTGGCCCTCCTTGGGTCTATTTAATTATATTACTCTCTGGTTTTGTCACATCCGGAATTTCCGTATGTAAGGCATCCAACGAGTATTCATAACGAATTCTTCGTTACTTCTAGAAACTTCTAGAAGCTAAAAGTAGATTGGTAGCGTGGATTAACAGACCATAAATCTGTAACCCGGCTAATAACCGGTAGGC